CGATATAAGCGACGTTGCGTGATTTAACCGGCACCGGACCTTTCAATACCCCTGAGCCTATCCGTGCGGCATCTTCAACGACTTTTCGTACTTCTGCCGTGTATTGACACTCGACCAGCCAGTCCTCGATACGGGTTTGTGCGGATTCGGCTTTCTTTTTAGCCGCTTCAATGGTGTCTTTGGTCTGCTCGACCATTTTATTTTCAGTGTCTTGTGCTAACTTTTGATTGCCACCGACCTGCTCAAGTATCTGCCCACTGATTTCTTTGGGAATATTACCCTCAGAGATAGGGATAAACTCCGGCACCGGTGTTGGTTCAATGGCAAATGTGTTTTCATTGGTCGGCAACAACATATCACCGAGGCTGGCCGATGCTGAATCGACGTACTGCCCAGTAATGTTTAAAAATATCGTTGAGCCCGAGGCATTATCCGAGGCTTCTGCGCGTCCAGGTGGTTTATGTTTCCACGCATGGTTATCACCGAGGTTTCTCTCATCAATGCCGGCGTAGAATTCTTCATCCTCCTGCCATTCATCTTCAATGCCTGATTGTGCGCGACCCTCAATGGCCTCTGATCGTAAGGTGGCAATCGCCACGCCCAGCGCATCGAGTCGTTCAGCGCGCTCAGCCTCGGCCTTTTTCATCTGCTCTAGCAGAAACTCCAGTTCCTCGTCGGAAATATCCAGCTCACGCAGCTCATCCTCACTCAGCCCTGAAATATCTAAATTGTCATTCAATAGCCTACTCCGGGATCAGAGATGCGATGCGGGACATACCGCGCTAACAATGCGGTACGAATATCGGGTTTAACGCGCTGGACACTCATTGCCATGACCACGGCTTCGGCCAGATTTGGCGACTGCACACCGCGGGATTTCATATCAGGCTTATTTTCTACAGCGATTTTGCCGTTTTTCCATATCCGTCTTGGTTGGGATAGCTCGGCCAATAATTGATTAACGTCAACACATTCAGAGCTAATACTGATTAATTCATCTGGATCGGCGTTGACTAATACGCCCTTGGATTGCTTCTCGATAGCGTTGTAGGTCAGCTCAAAGCGTCGTCTGAGCCATGTCCATGTCTGAGCTTTATAATTTGTGAAGGTATCGCCATTGGTGCGCGATATACCGTCACTGCCACCAAACCGTTTAGCTTTGCCATCTACTGCGCCTGAGCCACGATATTCAGCCACTTGTAACTCACCAGCGCTTGCATTCATTAAATAGGCTTTGATCGTGGGTGCGCCCATACCGTCGGCATCAAAGGCAAATACCTGACATCGCTCAGCTAGCTCAAATGCCCAGGGTAATGCTGTAGTAATATCGCCGCGCTTCATTTCTACTGCGTTAGTAACCACTGAGCCATGACGAATCGCCACCGCTTTAGCATCGCCTGTGTCGGCTGGATCGAATCCAGTAGTCCGTATGCCTTCGGGATTAAAAGCCAGTTTGATATGGGCATCTAATGAGGCGCGTACCCATTTGGCCGGGATAAATGAATCAATGTTTGAAGCTAGTGGATCTCGGTCAATTTCTTGGGCGACGGTTTCTTCGGTCTGCTCGGCTTTCTGGCGTTCGTACCAAGCCTCGTCCTTCCGGGGGTCATCGGTGTTGTGAGTTAGTATGCAGTGGTCGGTAAGGTACAAGCTATCCTCTGCGTCTACTTTTATACACTGGCTTTCTTTCTCGCCAACAAGCTCAATATTAACGATACTCCGCCTAACGCCGTATTTCTTTGCTGGGCTGTACGCCTCGGTTTTCCGCGTCAGCTTAAACGGGGACATCCATTCTGGGAAATTCAAATTAACAGTGAACCCGGCTCTACAATCACTCCACCTTCCATCAGGATTGCTTTTGTTTGCTGGGAACTTACGCCGTCCGGCAGGGCGATCATAAATAACCCCAGTCCCGCCAAGCGTTTCAACTATAAAAACAGCATCATCTGCTAACTGCTTAGATGTCGTAGATAACCTGCCAGTCCCGTGATTTGATTCCGCCACGCTGCCATCGGTATCAAGCAACCCTTGGATAAGATCAACGCGGTCGCTAATTGATGACAACTTATATATTTCTGGTATGAACTTGTTGTGTGATTTAGCCCCAGATAGCCCAAGCTCTTTTATAGCTTTGTTGATAGGGCTGTGTAGCCCTCGCCCTTTTCCACCACCTCGGTACGTCTTGCCCGCTGACAATCTGTACTTAATGCCGCCATCATGGCGAATGTAGCAGTCATCAGGCAGCCTACTAGACACAAGCTCAGACATCTCATGGTCTGCTGTAATTAGCTCTATTGGCCTTTGGTCGTTTTCTGGCAATGACCCATCGCCTAGCAAGCAGCCAAGAATATATGGGTCGAGAGGTAGCTTAACCGGTTTAAACTTCACCGGCTCAGTGATTGGTATTTGGTAGTTATGCTTCTTGAAGCCGCGACTATCTAACGATATATAATCTCGTCGTATTGTTGATAGCGTCAATGTTTTCCTAATATGCTTGCGCTCAGCCCTACCACAAATGCTCGTCACAGCACTCGGTAGATGCCCCATCATTAAATGAGACTTTATATACTGGCTTGACGCCTTTGGGGTAAACGCCTATTACTTTTGCTGGCTTGCCGTTTGAACCTATAACTTTGTCACCGACAGCCATGTCGCCCATAGTCGACCAGCCTGAAGGCGTTAATATCTTTGCGTCTAGCGGCTGAGCCCAATCAAATACAAAATGCCGATCAGTACCTCTGAATCGCTGCCATTTCTGATAAAACGGATTACCTGAGCCGTTGAATGTCGATATGTCTATCTGACAATTGGTGGTCTGACTCAACGCTTTGTCGACTGTCTCCTGGTGCTCAATAAATGCCGCCTCATCCACAAACATTATTGATTTACGGCCACCACGGCCAATGTTGTCGCCAGCCTCGCCTGTGATAGATGCGCCAGTATTTGGTGACACTATCCGCATAAATGCTGAGTTTTTGTCACTGCTGTATTCGTCGGGCAAAAATATTTTTGGCACCTGGTTAATGAAGTGCCTGAGCTTTTCAAATATCGAATCTGGATCGCCGAGTTTATCGACAAGAGATTCTTTACGAGAGCCAAACCCTATGGCTACACCGTCGTGGAAACACCATAGCGCTACAGCAAACCCTACTGATAGCCATGTAACCCCGCAGTCACGGGATTTCTCAACCAATCCTCGCTCACCAGCCTGCCAGCGCTCATAGAGCCAGTCGATGTACTCGCGTTGTTTAGGCCAGAGCACGAACGGTATATTGGCTGTTAGGCCCTGCTCTAATCGGCGCGGGTCAAACGTCATGCCCCAGTCGTTAATGAAATCGGCTGGGTATGATGCATAGTGGGTTTTAATGCCCTGTAGTTTTTTTGGATCGTTACGGACGAAATCGAGGTGTTTTAGGCGGCGTTCTAATATCTCTATGTAGTTGGGATTTTTAAAATCCACTAACCGGCGACCTGCCTCATAGCCTCTGCTGCCATAGCTTTGGCTGCTGCAATGGCTTTAATCACTTCGGTGTACTCTGCTTTGGCCTCTTTAATGCGCTCCTGTTCGATAAATATCTGCTCCTGTGCAGATTTAACAGCTACGTTGGAGGCATCTACTCGGCTCTGTGCAGCACTAGTAATGGCTTCTGCGCTGGCTTTGGCGCTCGCATCTATCTCTGCTGCTCTGGACTTGGCGCTAGATATTGCCTCGGCTGCCTCTCTGACTGATGTCTTTTGTCGCTCGTCATTGTCAGCTGCCGCTTTAATGATCGCTTGCTCCTGTACATTAATACCGTCGATCAGTTTATCCAGCTTAGATTGCTGTTTATCAATGTCCTCGCTGATCTTGGCTAGCCGGGCCTGGGCATTACTCTCTCAGGCAATCAGTCCCTCAACGCGGTCAATGTCCGCTGCCAGGTCAGTCAACCATTTGTGCTTTTTAGACCAGTTTTTGATTTGCTTGCTAATCTCACTCACGATTACGTCCTCATGTTGTTTTGTCGGCGGCAAATAACGTGTATATCAACGTCTGCCGAGCCATCGCCAGCGGATAGATATGGCCGAGCTAGCTGGGTAATCGCTGAAACACCTTCAATGCCTGCC